ACTGTACAGGCTCAACTCGTCAATTGTGTGGATGCAACGAGGGTGAACAACAATGTCGTAGTTCTTCAAAAACTCGATGCCTTCCTCTACCGACTTTGGCCCTTTGATCGCAGTCATGATCTTTGGGAAACCGTTGCGCTTCATGTGGCTGATGGTTTCCGGTCTGGCTGAGTCTGCCACGATAGGCCATTTCTCAGCCTCTGGCACTTGCATGAATAACTCAGGGGTGTTGATAATCTCACAGCCCACCATATAGGCTTCATAGTCAATGTAAAGGGTGCGCCCAATAATGTGGCAACGCACCAAAACTGTTGGGTCAACCGAGAAACCCCAATCAGCACCGAGGCGGTGAATGGCATCTGGCGGTGCATCAAAGTCGTCAATTTTCCAGTTCTTGAATACCTTGCTGTTGCTGTTTTGCAGGTATTGGCCCATCCAAACGTGCTGATATTTATCAGGGTCTCTGCGCTTGTCGTATTCCATTTCGTCTTTTAGGACTTGTGGAAACCACGGGTTATCGCCAAAGTTGACCTTGATTACTGCCGCATCCTTTGGCGGCTCTGGCCCACGCAGTAGAAAATCCACTGGGTCAGACTGCTGCCTTGGATTCCATGTGAACCATAACTCGCTGTTGGGTTTGCGGATTGTTGGTCTCAGTAGATCAAGGCTTGTCTGACTCAGACTTTGGGCTTCCTCAACCCAAGCACAGTCATAGCCTTCTAGAGATTTAATGCTGTCTGCGGTGTGATTCTGCATACCTTGGAAAATAATCTCACCATCACCCTTTTTGGACTTTATGACAGAATCTTGAACTTCAAAGTATGCGCCAGCGTTCATGGCTTCTATCTTGGTTTCTAGCAACCGCTTGACCGATTGGTTCAGGGACTTTTGGATTTCACGCACACAAACGCTTCTGCGCTTTTGGTCAATGATGTGCATTTCAATCATCAGTTCTGCAAACATATGGGATTTGCCAGAGCCTCGACCACCCCAAGCGCCTTTGTAGCGTTTACCTTCCAATAAGGGAAGCGCCCACTGCGGTGTCTCAATTTGCAAAGTTGTCATTTAACAACAACACGCTCAATGCGCTGAATGAAAGGGCTGGTAGGGTCACCAGACAATTCAAGTTTATCACCGTAGCGTTTCGGGGCTAATTTGGAAAGTAGCCATTTTCGGGTATCAACCTGAAGCCGTTGCTTCTGAACCGCCATCCAATCTTTCTTACCATCGTTTGTAGTGCCAACGTCTTGGTCAGCAATCTGCATGGTTTCATGGGCGATTCGCTCGATCAAATCCTCTCTGGCTCGTGCGTATCTCTCCGCTAGTTTAGGGTCAGCATCCAACCACCGCATGAAAGTGCTGTTTGCCACTCCTGCCTTTTGACAGGCTTTGAAGCAACTTAGGCCATCGGTGGACATTCCATCTAAAACGATTTGGCTTAATTTGTCCTTGTCTTCTGGTTTGAACTTTGGGTTTTTTTGTGTTGCCATTTTGTAACCTCCGCGAAAGGTTTGTTTCTGCGATTCTGTCATTCTACAAAAAAATGGGAGCATCAGCCCCCAAAAGCTGGCAACTGCATTTTGTCAGCGTACTCATTTTGCAATGTCTGGTACAGGAATGTCAACAGGCCATTGGTTTGTGTCCACTAACAATTGAACTGTTTTGAAGTGGGCAATGTTCCATGCTTGCTGTCTTTCGGCCTTTGACCACTTTGCACCTTGGTCGATGTCGTAATGGCAAGTTTGGCATAAAGCCGCCACCAGATTATCGTCTGCTTTTATTCCTCTGCCTTTGCCGCCACCCCAATTGCTATGAGCCGCTTGAATTCCATGTTCTGTTCCACAAAGCTGACAGGATAGAGCCGCCACTAATTTTAGCAGTTTCTGGCTTCTCACATACTTGTGTTTCGGATATTGCATATTCTTTGGTGTAAAACTTGTGGTTGTTTTCGCATTGGCGCTTTCGGCTGACGAATTCGGGGTTTGATCGGGTGTCTAAAACTTTGAGGGTTTCAGAGCCGCAGCGGGGACACATCATGTTTCAATCCCCTTTTCTTGAAAATTCCAATAATGTCCAGCATGACTTCTTATTTTTCCATTGCAAGCACGGCTTATGGAATCACTCCTAAAGCCTTGGCGAACAGCATCCATTCCACAATCAAAATATGTTTTTTCATTAGTTTTAATGTTTGTTGCAACAATTTTTTTGCTTGTTGGATTTTCTTTGCTAAATTTATTTTTAGTCCACGACACTCTTTTGGTTGTGTCATAACTGTGTTTTATGTTTTGAGATGGTGTTACCCATTCAAGATTGTTCACATCATTGTTAGTTCTATTGCTGTCAATATGATTGACTTGAGCCGTTTCAAAAGGTTTTTGACCTAAAAAAGCATTGGCAACAAGCACATGAACACTTACTTGTGTTTTATGTATTGCTACTGTTGGATAGCCAGTTTGTTTTTTTATAAAAACATTTAAAAGTTTTTCAGGTGTAATTCTTGTTCCACGACCTGATTTAACGAGTCTTGAATGACTTTTCACTTTACCTTTAGAACTAACAGAATAATGTTCATTCACTTTGATCCAACTCTCGTTCTCTAAATTTAACGCCATGTTCACTCCCAAAAGCAAAACACCATTCTATCAGTTCTGCACATTGTGTGGTTGTGAGTTCTGATGTTCTTTCATAAATAACATCAAATCCATTTCCATCTAAAGCTGGTATCAATTGAGGCTTTTCGTTTTTTTCTCTTAACCAAGCTGCAACACAAAGTCTTTTCCATATATTTGCGTTAAATTTTTTTCCTGACCATTCAACTTGATTGGCTATATCGGTCAAAACAGCGTGAAGTAACCGATTCTGTTCATTATTTCTTGTTGCTTTCTTGACCTCTAAGCGCAGTTGCTTACCCGCCTGTAAGGTTTCTTTGATCTTGGGCCATAGGTCTTTCAGGACTGTGTGGGCTTGTTGGCTGTTGTGTAGGGTGACGATCATGCTTGCCTCACAATAACTTCAACCTTTGCCACTTCGCCATAAACCTTGGTGGCATGAATAGATGTGATCTGCGAATCCGATAAAAACACGATGTCTGACATTCCATCAAGCACCGCTTTGACAACATTGTCCAAATCGGGCTTTTTGGTATGTTTCTCAGAATCGCTTAAACAAGCCTCAGTGCGTTTTTTTGAGTATGAGGCGGGAACAGGAAAGGTCACATAAATAAAAGCCTCTAAAGCCCCTTCTAGCGGTTCTGATGACCCCATTGCCGCTTTTGCCATCATCCCAACATCGGATTCATAGTTCTTGGTTTTTTCAGGTGTGTAGGCAACAGGAAACTTGCCCCTTGTGGAAAACCTCGGTCTGCCCTTGGCAACTGGTTCTCCGTAAATCGCAAACATGATCTGCATCATTTTTTGTCTTTCTGTTCATTCATGCGTTTTTTTAGATCATCAGCAGCCGCTTGGCCTCGCCTCTTGGCAATATCCGCTAGGGTTTGTTGCCACCAGTATTGGGCTTCCCCCCTGCCTTCCTCCAAGACTTTCTTGCGGTAGCGTTTGATCCATTCCAAGGCTTCTGTGTTCCTCATAGTCTCCTGTAAGTTCAAGCGCCCTTGTAATGACAAACTCGCTAAATTGTTGGCCTTCTCTGACCCGATTAAGGATGGCTGTTGCTTCATGGTGTGTCATAAGATTCTGTGCGTTTTGGGTAAGGTTTAACCAAATGCTTGATTGCGTTCAAATGCTTTTTCTGAGTGTTCTGAGTACCAATAAAAGCAAAATATCTGCCCTTGCTGTGCTGCTTAATTTTTTGAACACTTGGAAAATGCTTTTTTATGTTTTCAAGTTGAGTGTTTCCACAGACTGCTCTGATGCTTCTTGATGTCCAAATTTTCCCATTGATTAACCAGCCATCACGATCTAACTTTCTGCTTTTTACATTGGGATTGCCATCACGCATTGAGCCAACATAGTGAAACCCGCAAGCCTGATAAATCGTTCCAATCTCACCCGCAGCCTCATCAACAGTAGAAGTGACAACTTCATATTTTTTAGGCAGCATCTTCATGCTTTGACGAATCAATTTGCTTGCGCTATGTGGGTGCGCCCAATGAACACAAGCCCCACGGCTCAAAAGAATCATTTTTCCTTCATAGCCGTATTTACTCCAATCAGCGCCAGCCAAACCTTTTTCACGGGTTATTTTTCCCAAGTTCTCGGAATACTCAGGGCCATAACAAACTACGCCAGCACAATAGCCTTCAAAAAATATTCCATAACAATGCCAAACCACTGCTGGCATACAACCCAACCATTCGTAATCCTCAATGATTTTCTCAGCCATCTTGTAGGTGACTTCACGCACTTCAGCTTTTTTGATGTCAACATCAATCTCTGACCACCAATTCCCCAAAAGGTCAGAATCTAAGTTTTCCAAGCGCCTTTTTTCTCGGATTTGCTTTTGCCAAGCAATATTGGTTTCAAGCAATAGATTCATTCTTTACCCCATTGCTTTTTTAGTTCAGCCAACTTTGCCAAGGCTTCTTTTTTTACTCTTTCAGTCTCAATCTGTTCATGCAAGGTTTTTTTGCGTTCAATCTGCACCATTGGTTTGACAGGAATATCTGGGCCTTGATTGCAAAGATTTCTAAACTTAATTGCGCTTGGCACAAATTCCTCATTTAATTTGCTAATTGCAAAGTCCATGCTTGGGCGGTATGTCAGGAATCTTCCAAGTTGGTTTGCCCATTCCTGACGAACTAAATTGTGGTCAACACCTTCCCAATGTCTTAAAAAAGCCGCACCATAAATTGCACTCATGCGCCCAAAGATGTAGTCCAAACCTTGTTCTGTTTCGCAAAAATCAGTTTCCAAGTAATTTGACATTGCTTTGTCCTCCAAGTAAGCCACGGGTCAGTCCTGACAAAACATTGGCGTTGCGTTGACCAGTTTTGGTTAAATTTTTGTCTGCAACCCAATCCGCCTTAAACCCACGCCATCCACGGGCAGCACATTCAGACAGTGCTTGTTCAAGTGTCCAACCAGCTTTATCTGCTTCTTTTTGAATTGATTTGATGACAGTGGTTGTTATGACAGCCCTGCTTGCTTTTCTTTGTTTAACAAAAGAATCCCAGACTTCTGGTGAAACGCCTTCAGGCGCTTTTGTCTTTGTCTCTTTCTCTTTCTCTACCTCTGTCTCTCTCTCTGTCTCTGTCTCTGTACTATCAACTTGATATCCATTTGATATCGAATTGATATCATCTTGTTCCAGCCAGTGAGACAACTTGATAAGGATTTCTTTAGTTTTAATTTCCGTCAATCTAAGACGAAAAGCAAGGGTTTTGTTGTCAGGGATGCGCCCATCATTCTCACTGGCAATTAACCAGAGCATGACCAACACTTTGGCAGCCAACGGGTCTAATTCATGCCATTCAAGATCATCAAGAATGTCACGATACAGCTTTACCCAAGGAGGCCGCCTGTCCTTGAAATGCTGAAACTTTGTCCAGTTTTTAATTCTCATAAAAAGCCCAAAAAAAAGGGCTACACCTGAAGTCTCACCCTTGCGGATGTTGGCGGACTGGCGTAGTAACCAGCAGACTTCATGTGTAACCCTACTACATTAACACCGCCAAGTGTTTGCATGATCTTACTCTAAAAACCAATCAGGCCGCAAGATCATTAATTGATAAAGCCGACCAGTTGGAATGGTTTTCCAATTGTGTACCGCTGCCCTAGTGATGCCCAAGATGCGAGCAAGCTCACTCTGTGAGCCAGCCAATGTGATAGCTTTTTGTTTGTCCATGCAATCAGTATAGCAAAATAAACAAAATCCATTTGCAAAAAAGCAACGAATTAGGGAAATCCCTAGCATTTATTTTCAAATATCTGTTGAGTTGTGTTTAGTAATCTATACAATTCAAGGCAAGCCCAAGCACTTCGCAAAGGGTCTATTTAGGAGTCAATATGACACGCTTTACAGAGAGAACCATCCGCACCAACGGCAAGTGGATCAAGATCACCAGAGACAATAAACAACGCACTTTTACCTTTGCAATAGGTTATCAAGGTGAATTCAAAGCCCATCAAATTGAGGGTGTTTATTCTTTCAAATGGGTTGCAAACTGGACTGAAGCAAC